TAATGACATCATAGACAACGCTGTCTTTCTTGCGTTCTCTTCTAGGAATAACAGGCCAATGTTCTTATCTGTGTTCTTGAGTATCTCCCAGACTACCTCTCTAACAAACTGAGACTTACCCAGTCCAGAGCCAGCGGTGATTGTCACCAGTTCAGCCTCTCTTATGCCGTAGGTTAGCTTGTTTAAGCACTCCCAAGGGTACATAGCTGCTGCCTTCTCTAGAGGCTTGTTAACCTCTTCCCAGAGCGTAGCACCGTTAATGATACCATCAGGTACGAATCTCTCTGCTGCCCAGAATGCCGCTGTAAACTCTTTAACATTGTCATCCATCAGGTAATCGTTAGCATCTTTGTATTGCACTGGGTGTTTCATTACCGCTGATTTACCGCCAAATAACTCTGCAACCTCTCTAGAGGCTTTTAAGCCTGCCTCGTCGCTGTCGAAGCATACAATAATGGCGTTGAAGCTGTCTAGGTACTCATAAGCCGCCTTACAGTCCTTCAGGGCGCTCTGTGCTCCGTTCCTGATGCTGACACAAGGGTACTTGCTGCCTTGCATCTGGTAGGCTGCTGCTGCGTCGTACTCGCCCTCACAGATAGTAATGTACTTGCCGCCACCGTTGAACAGGTTTTGACCAAATAGCCCTGCCTCCTTCCAGTCACCCATAGTCGTGAACCGCTTGTCTGCCTGTCGCACCTTTGCTGCTATAGGTGTGTTAGGGTTCTCTGCGCTGTAATAAGAGAAGTAGGTTTTCTCTGGAGTGTCAAGAATGCCGTAGGTTTGCACCGTCTTGGTGGTTAAGCCTCTGGAAGGTATGGCGTTATAACGCCCGTTAGTTAACAGCTTATCAAGCAACGCCAGCTCTCTGTCATGCTCCATAGGTGCTGCTTCTGCTTCTGCGTTGTAAGGTACTTCGATCACAAATTCACCATTAGTAGGTTTACTATAAACACCGCAGCTATGGCAATAACTGCTCCCGTTCTCGTTCTTCTGCAATGCATCGCTTGAACCGCAATCGTCGCAAGGCAAATGCGCGTCATGGTAACCCATCAGAGCACCTCCACATAAACACGACCATAACTAACCAGACACAACGGCAAGTGTAAGATCGTCCCTTGAAACAACATAGGCTCCAGCTCGTCGGTTTCGGTGTCCCAGCACACCACTGGTCTACTCTCTGAGAACTCTAGGTCTATACCTACGCCCAGCCTATACTCTATTGATAAATGTCTACCAAAAATAATCATTTTATTCTCTCTCTATTGAACACAAAGTCATATTCTGACGACTCTGCTATGAATTGAACAATCTCTTCACTCGACACTCTATAGAACTTTGCAGCATCTTGCAAGCTCATTACGCCATTAGCAATATCTTCTGATGCTTTAAACACTGCCTGAACTTTTGGGTCTAGTGTTCCCTCCGTCATGTACCGCTTAAACATTACACTATTCTCCGTGTTAGCCATTCTTGGCTCTTATGGTCTAGTTTGCTCTCTAGTCTAGGCCATATAATAGAGTGCTCTTTAACCTTTATATCGTCCTCGATTAAAAAGTCTCTTCTACCTACTCGACGGTGCAGGGTGCTAATGTTAGTGCCTGTTATTGTCGCTATTTGGCTCAATGTATACCTAACATTCTCAAGCATACGCGGGTGTTTGGTTCTATTCTCTACTATTTTCTGGTTTCTAATCATTTTCTATTTCGCCTTTAATTTTATTAGTTTTTCTGATACCCTAAAAACCTTCACAGTATCACAAACGCTTACAAGCAACCACTAGCGTTCCTCAAGCGAGAACCCTGCTAACGATAATTGATCTAAGACAGCGTCTTCTGCTTTAGTTTCTGCGAGTCTCAAAAGATAGTCTATCGCGTTCTCTCTTATGAAGCGACCGAGCTTTGTATCTTCTTCTTGTAAAATGTAATTTCTAACGGTCTCTAAGTAGGCGCTACCATCGCCAGAGACGCTATCTACGCCTGTTGCTTCGTTCAATATGTTGTCGTCGTCGATCAACGCTTGGGGCATAGCATAGAAGGCTATTTCTACAGATTCGTCGTCAACACGGCGCTGGAATTGTTCCTGATCTATTAATTTTCTCATCATTTAACCCTCGTAATGGTGTATTCTTGAAAGCCTGAAGCGCGACCCGCTGCATGCGCTCCAGCCATTGTTGTATAGTATTTGCTATAATCAAACATGTAGTAGTATACCCTGTACATTATGCCGCCTCATCTATATATTGTTGATGCGCGTCCCTGCCTATGCCTATCAGCACCCGTGCATGTACCACGTCTAGTCCGTGATGCTCCGCCATGGTTTCCACTGTCAGGTAATTATTGACCCAATCAAGATAAAAATCCATTAGCTGTGCGTTCATTACTCGCTTATTCATTATGCCACCTCATCATAGTCTGGATTACATTCGCTGCTAGACGTTAGCAGGCAATCAATGCGATCCTGTGGTACTGTAATCGCCTCGCAGCCGTTTAACCATTTGTTGATGTGTTTGGTGGTGGTGACACTGTACTTGGTCTCTGTGCGTACCAGTGAGCCATCTGTCAGACATGCAGCCACTGGAGTCTCGTAGCTAAAAAATACTTGTGCAAAGCCTAGGTCAAGTTCGGTCATGTTACTAGCTATCTGCTTAATTTTCATCTGTACTGCCTCTGTTGGTTTGGTTTAGTTGGTTTAAGAATAACCACTGTATACCAGTGGTCACTATAAATCTACTAAGTCCATTCATAATCAATCACTACTGACAAATAAACGTAGTCTTCAGATTTTACTTTTTTCAACTGGTCATATCTGAGGGTTGCTTCCTCTATGCTGTTATATGTTGCATACTGTTCCCCATCATATATACTAAACCAACTCACTATAAACTTTTGGAACTTTTGCATCTTATAACCCTCCGAATAATATTAAGTTGATGCCACCAAGTGCTAAACCTGCTAGTCCTACCATAAAAACTGTGAGACTTACCATACTCATCAGGTCGCGCTGTTTATCCATGCGTAACCATTCTTTATGTCGTAGATACTGGTATGCTACTTCGATCTCTGCGTCTCTCAATTGCTGCTCAGTTTGCTTGCTCATGCTGTGTTCCTCTGTGTTTGTTTGATGCCCCCTAAGGGGCTGTGAAGTTATTAAAAGTTGAAGTCGTAAAAAGCGTAAGGTGCTTCAGTGAGACCAAAGCGCTGACCATTCGAAGCCCAAGACTCAGGGTTATTTTTCTTCTTTCTAATGCGTATTACTGGAGCAGTAAGGTCGCTTTCGTAACTCACTTTCTGGTTGCGTTGATTTTCAACGTGGCCGCTAAAACCGCCGACGTATTGCTTTAGGTGGCTAATGTCGTGCTTTGCTGTCATTGCCCGAATCTCAATAGTCTTATCGCTGATAACTTTAATGATTTCGTAAGCGTGAACATCTGAGTAGCCATACTGACTAACGTGGGTAAATTCTCTAACATCTTCTACAATGCGAAACTCAACATTGGCCTGTAGGTTGGCAATATGGTCCTGATCCTGTTGGCTGTGACAAGCTAGGCTGGAAGCTCTCTCGTGTTCTTTTGCTAGGTAGGTCTCAAAGCTTGCCATATCTTCGGTCATCTTTGCTTCTGCTTCTGCGCGGTCAGTGATCTTGTCGTGGGTAGTTGTGCAAGTCCATCCCCAAACGCCAGTACCCTCATATGAGTTAGGAACCATCTGCTCTATGTTGTAATAAGTAATAGTGACTTTGTTCATTTGTTTAATACCTTTGTTTTTTGATTGAGGTGTAATTATGATATATATTTACATTAATGTAAAGATTTTATTATAGTGTTTATTCATAATAAATTAACCTTTATGGCTTTTTAATATAATTAAATTAACAAAAATGTTGATTTATATGGAAAAATTAATCATAATATAAACTCTGGTCAAAAAAAACCCAATCTAATAAAAATTTAAATTTCACCGATTCTCCACTCTTGATCCTTGATTTGATCCTTCAAATTGCGCTGAAATTGTATGACCTCATCTCGGTTAAACTTAGGCGAAGCCCTCCAAGCCAGTCTCTCCATTGCCTTTACCCTTCGCTGTCCGTAAGCGTCAACCATCCACTGCCTGTACTTCAAAACATAGTGAGATTGCTTCATACCC